CAGCTTGTCAGCGTTGACCTTGCGGCTAATACGCCCCTCAATCTTGATGCTGTAGGGGCTGTTGACCGGCACCACGTTCTCGGTGCCTTCAAAGTTTTTGGGGAAGCTAACTGCTTTGCAGATCGTGTCCTCAAGTTTGCGGCGGTTCTCTGCCGCAATCTTTTCGGTTTCCTTGTACATGAGCCAGCGCTTTGCAAGCTCGTCAAGATCGTCGCGGATGAGTGCGCTCATTCTTTATCCTTTTCGCGTTGGGCCATTTCAAATTGATATCTCCACTCCTCTTCGTACTCAATTTTGTTGGTTAACATTTGTTCGGCGTAGTGATATGCCATACAAGCAATCCATTCTTCATCGGTGCCTTCTTTATCTGGACGCTTTTCGTTTCGCATAATCATTCCAAGCATCGCTGCCGCCGCAAACAAGTCGGTTACTTTCATCTCAACCCCCAATCTTCTTGATGATCACGCCCAGATCGGCATCCTCCCAGACCTGCAACTTGCCGGAACGATCCTTGGCAAGCCAGAGGCCATCTGAGTCGCACATCAAAGCGCGGCGGGAGTTGCCTTCGGAATCCTTCTCGACCCTTAAAGCGAGCACTTCATCAAAGAAGTAAGGCAGGCTTTGACCAGTCTTGTTGCCAGGCATTGACGGGGCGTACAGCACCCTGCCCATCTCGTCTTGCGTTTTCTCCAACTTCGCCGACATATAAACGTGCTTACCGGGCAAGTCCCTAAACCCTCTGATGATGTCGGCCATCTGCTCTTGCATTGCGCCATAGGCTTGGCGCGGGTCTTTTGTGTTTTTCTTTTCGGTATTGAGCACAACTTCGGCAATCTCCGAAATGGAGTCCAGCGCCACCGATTCAAAAGCCTGCGCCTCGGCAGACTTGGTGAGCCACTGATATGCCTCACGCAAGTCATCCATACTGGCGACCTCAATAAACGGCAAGTTGGTGTCAGCAATACTGAGCAACCCACCCTCCGCAGAAAGGATGATTGGGTTGGGAAGGGTAGGGATGAGGCTGGTCTTGCCCGCCCCTGCTTGCCCATACACCAACAGCTTTACGGTCAAGGCACCTGCCTCGCCGGTATGTCTTAATTTAATTGCCACAAGCCTCTCCTAAAGAAAAAAGTACAGCACGGCAGCGTAGGCCGCGCCAACCAAGACTATGATGAAATTCTCAACCCATGATGCGTCTCGCAATTCCTTGCGAAACCGATCCATGCCCTCTGTCGTATGCTTCATGCGAACATCTCCCTTGCGAAGTTATCTTCCGCAAAATAATCCTCAATATCGCGGTATGCCTGGCCCACCGTGTCGGTGTACCAGCAGCAGCGCTCGTGAACCAGCACCGAGTGATCCTCAAAGAAGTAATACTCTTTGCGACCGCAGCAATACTGCTCGATGGAGCGGTTTTCGGCGAGTGACTCAACCCAATCAGGGTGGTATTCGCCGACGCGCTCCAATCGTTTGGCGAGGTTTGGTTTCATGCTTCACCATCCCAGCTTTCTTCTTTGTGAACTGCAACGTCATCGCAAAACACCGGCACCTTGCTGCCAGAAAATGCTTTGATAAACAGCAATCTACCGTCAATCGTCGCAACGGAAATTTCTAAAACATTGAAAGCCTCGCCCCTCGTGGTTTCTTCTGCTTTGAATTCCACGCGCCGCAGACGCACAGAATTTGTGTCGTGAATGTCTAACGTGATCATGTGTTGTTGCTCCTGATTACCGCACCGTCCGGCCATCGGTTCGTGCAGTGTTTGCATCTTAACCCGTTTCGTTTTAGGATGTCAACAGGTTATTTCACTCAGGAGCGAAAAAAGTGACAACACAAGAGGCGATACAACATTTCGGGGGCCTAAAGAAGCTCGCCGATGCCCTGGGCATCTGGCCCCAAGTGATCTATAAGTGGGGCCAGAACCCACCAATGGCGCGGCAGTACGAGATTCAGGTCAAGACAAACGGGGTGCTCCGTGCAGACCACGAGCAAGATTGACGCAGCGCTGGCCTACGCCAGTTGGGGCTGGCACGTTCTGCCTGTGGTGCCCAACGGCAAGACACCGGCCACGGCGCATGGGGTGCATGACGCCACAACAGATGCCGAGCAGATTCGCGCATGGTGGAACCAAAATCCCAACTTCAACATTGGCATTGCGGCAGGTGAGAAGTCAGGCATCGTAGTGTTTGACATTGATCCACGCAACGGTGGCGACACAAGTTGGCAGGGCTGGATCGCCGAGCACGGCTCGCCGCCAGACTGCGCGATGGCCCTTACCGCAGGCGGCGGGCAGCATTACATCGCCGCATACCAGTCAGGGATTCGCTCATGCAAGCTGCGTGAGGGCATTGATCTACTGTCCGATGGCCGCTATTTTGTCGCGCACCCCAGCAGCGTAGAAGGCAAGGCATACGAGTGGGAGGCCAGCAGCGACCCATTCGATGGCATCGCACCCGGCAGCATCCCATTGAACTGGCTGCCGCACCTTAGCCAGCGCAAGACCAAAAGCGCCACCAACGGCGATCTGATCAAAGGCAATCGCAATGCAGGACTGACTAGCCTTGCCGGGTCGATGCGTAATTTCGGCATGAGCGAGGCCGAAATCCTCGCCGCAATCAGTATTGCAAATGAAACACGCTGCGAAATCCCACTGCCCAGTAGCGAAATTGCCCAGATTGCCCGATCCGTCGCAAGGTACGAGCCAGACCACGATGTGGCGGCAAGCACCGCACTTGGCGACGAGGCCGCAGAAGCGATTCTAAGCAATTATCAGAGTCAGGCCACATCTGACTATTACCTGACCCGCGCAACGAGCTTCCTGGGCCAACCAGCCCCCTTGCCGTGGATCATAAAAGGATGGTTGCCTGCGTACGGGACTTGCATGATCTATGGCGAGTCCGGCGTGGGCAAAACCTTTGTCGCGCTTGACATGGCTTGTTCAATTGCGAGCGCAATGATGTGGCAAGGCATCAAGACCAAGCCCGGCATCGTGGTTTATCTGGCAGGCGAGGGTAATTACGGGATGCGCCAGCGGATCGCGGCGTGGTGCGCCAAAAATGGCATAACCCAGTTGGACAATCTGCTGATCAGCAACAAGGCGATTGATCTGGATAGCCCCGGCGCCGCAGCTAGGATTATCGCCGCAGTGCGTGAGATGACTGGCGAGACGGTGGTTTTGGTGATCATTGACACGCTCAATAACCATATGAGCGGCGATGAGAACAGCGCAAAAGACACTCGCGCCATGATCAATGCCTGCAATATCGTCTCAACGGCCCTAGGAGCGACGAGTATGCTTGTGCACCACCTAGGCCACAGTAGCGAGTCAAAACAGCGTGCGCGGGGTTCTAGCGCTTGGCGCGGGGCGCTTGACGCGAGCATCCTAGTGTCAGGAGAAAAAAATGAGATTAAGGTTAGCTGCACCAAGATGAAAGACTCGCCCGAACCAGCAGAGCGGTACGGTTGGTTGGAGCCGGTTAGCCTTGGCTGGGTGGACGAGGATGGTTTGCCGATTGATGGGGCGGTATTCTCATTCTTTGTGGACGGCGATCTAAGGATGCCGCAACCCAAAGGGAGCAAACTGGACGATCACAAAAAGTTTTTCAAGCGTGCGTGGTTTGGTTGCGGCAAGGCCGAGGTGCGTGACGATCAGCCTTATATTGCCCGAGATGATCTGCGAACGTTTATGATCGAAAACGGCACCAGCGAGAAAAACGCAGACCAATTGCTCAAACCATCAGGTAGGGAAGGGTCGATTGTGCGTGATCTACTGGACGCTAAAATTGTGGGAAAGCTAGACAAGGGTTTTGCCGTTATAGAGGGATCGTTTGCAGATGATCTTATGAGGGCAAAATTAGCGTAGCAAAACGTAGCAGAGCGTAGCATTGCGTAGCTGCTACGTTGTGGCAAAGGCGAGAAAAAACGTAGCAAAACGTAGCACACTCTTTAGAGTGCTACGTTGCTACGTTTTCGATGCGGGACGATTTTACGTCGAAGGTTTCATCCTAGGGAGAAAGTGCTAGAAATGTCACAATGTGAAAAATCGGTTGAAGAAAAGAAGGTAGGTGGTCGGCGCGAAGGTTCGGGTCGAAAACCTTTTGTGCCCTCCGATAAGGATCGCGTGCTCGCTGAGCAATTGGCAACCTGGGCTGTGCCGGAAAAGCATATTGCCTCGCTGATTGGCGATGACGGGATTGATCAGATGACGTTGCGCAAGTATCTGAGCGAGGAAATTGAACGGGGTCGCGCCAAGGCGTCAATGGGCATCGGTTCGACTCTGTACCAGAAGGCGATGGCTGGCGATGTGGCGAGCCTGATTTGGTGGACGAAAACCCAAATGCGCTGGGCTGAGCAGCCTAAGGTGATCGAGATCAGCGGGCAGATCAGCATCACGCAGGCGCTTGAAGAAGCGGCGCAGCGCGTGATCGAGGCCGAGATCGTTGAGGTTGACGAGCCGTTGCAGCTAACGAATGATCCGAGCGGGGTCGTAAAAAAACCCTCCGAGGAGGGTTTACAGATCGAGAATGATGCAGATCAGAGCGGCGATCAACGCCGCGATGACTATTGACATAGAGCATCCATCAAGACGATGGATGCAACGACGATAAAGAGTGCGAGTGCGAGATCAAGGTAGGTTTCGAGTTTCATGGTTTGGCCTTTTTAGCTAGGTAGTTGCATCGGGCGATGGCGATGGATAAGCCATCAGCGTCTCGCGCATAGGCGCTGTCAACGACAGAATGGGTTGATTCGGCTCGCAATACCTCATACGCGCGTTTGGTGTCCAAAACCCAATACGCGCCGTTTTCGTGTTTGATTTGGGATTCTTTGATCATGGCTGGGCCTTCTTGCCTGAGGTTTTGAGCCGACGAGCCTGGACATCTCGAATGGCGTCGATTTGCGCCCATGACCTTGCGACGGATGCGTTGCTGCCGCAATAAGCCACAATCCGCAGGGTTTCGTAGCACTCCTCAAGCTCAGCCGCAAGGGTTGCGTCTGAGCGGCGCTCAAATTGTTTTGTGTGGTGGTTCATGGCAACTTGACCCAAACGATTGACCCATCAGGCAGGCCGCCTCCAATCATTTGCCAATCCCAGCCAAACTTGTCGCAAAGTGCCTGGGCAGCCTTGCGAAATGGCTCGTCGTGATCTAGCGCGTGATCGTAGCGAATGATTACGCTCCCGGCCATCGCCGTCGCTTTGATGCGAGGGCCTTTGGTGTCAGTCGGCGGGATGTACTTGGTGACTATTGCTTGCATTGTGTTGCTCTCCTGTTAACACGCCACCTGGCGCTTGATCACACTGTGCCAACATCGCCCGCGCACGCCAATGCGACACACTGTCGCAGGGTAAACCCCTATTAACGAGCAATCGTCTACATGCTCGCGTCGTCTTGGCGCGTCGCCGTGTTAACCTAGACGCAAGGCAACGTCCGAGTCGGCAAGGCAAGGGCCGGGTAGGGCTGACGGCGACCGGTCACGGTGACGGAGGCCCCACGCCAATTTTTTTTATTTTTTATGCAAAAACCCAAATTTTCCGCTGAAGAAGAACAAACGCTCATGACGCAACTGTGGTCATCCAAGTTGAAGGATGACCCAGAAGCCTTTGTTTTTTTTG